AGAGGTTAATTTAGACACACAAACGGTTATTGAGGACGACACTTCCTTCGACGAGCCAGAGGTTAATTTAGACACACAAACGGTTATTGAGGACGACACTTCCTTCGACGAGCCAGAGGTTAATTTAGACACGCAAACGGTTATTGAGGACGACACTTCCTTCGACGATGAAGCTAATTTAAATTATAAACTGGGGTTAGATAGCGGTGACGAATCTAGTGTTAATGAAGGAGACATGAATTCTGAAAAATCAGACGAAATATTAGATACTCAGCCAATTATAGAAACAACCAGCTCAGGCGATGATGGTAATATAGAAAATAACAAATTGGGCCTCCAATCTGTTATAGGAGATAATACTAATAATACTCTGCTTAAATTAGATAAATTGTTAGAAGAAAAGAAAGTTGTAAGTAATCCTGTCGACGATTTTAGCTTTTTTGCCGATGCAGCTGATTTTTAAAAGTTGCGTTTATTTATTTATTAAAAAATAAATAACAACAATAAATGAATATTTTAATATTTTCCGCTGTTTCGGCTGTTCTGGCTACAGTATTATCCTTAATATATCACAAGATCAGAAAAAAAAATATAGAGACATATGAAATTTTAAAAGATGGAGTTATTGGTTTTTTATTAGGAGGTATAAATTATTTATTAGTTTCTAATTTAGGTGAAAACTTAAAAAAAACGATTACTGAATTTGATACAGGATCCCCTGATTTTTAAACTTTTTTTACATTAATTTTAGGACCTCGTCTTTTTCTACTTATTGTAAAATTCTCGTCATCACTGTCGTCGTGATTTGGGTTATAATTATCCTGATGATATTTCCATAAAGTAGGGTGTCCTATTTTAAAATAACTATGTGAATCTGCTTTATACCAAAATACCTGGTCTTCTAATTTATTACTTTTAGAATTGTTATTAATGACTACACATTCGAAATTTTCGGTACATTGGTCCATTACCTGATTGAATACTTCTAAAGTATGAAACATACCCGCGTATTGTTCATACAACCTCTTTCTGTTTGCTTGTATATTTTCTCTTAAAATAAATATATAGTCAATATTAGTCCGTAGAGATGGCGGAATCCCTAAAGCATACTGCATAGTAAGAATAAAAGTACTTTTAAAATGCCTCCCATTCATAAATAAAGCTCTTATATCTGTGTTTTTTGTCCACGATGGATCATATAAACAATCATCTAAAATTAAAAAAGCCCGAGGGTCCACATTGCTGTTGTCCTTTTGTAATTTCACAACTTTTTTTTGTCTTTTAATATAATTATTAATAGTTTTATCAGTAAATTGGTTGTGGATAAATATGCTGGGCATAATTTTAGAGTAAAATGAATTCGAACCCTCTGTTCCACTTATTACGCACCCAACAGGGATATCTTGATGGTAATATAATAAATCCCTCACTAAAAATGATTTACCAGTTTCACGCTTACCTATAAATACGATTACCTTTCCATCAGGTATAGATGTCATATCAAACTTTTTTAGTTCTAAAGTCATTATTTAAATAATAGATAAATTAAATGCTTATTTTACGCAAACATATATTTAAACACACGGACATAATATATATCAATGACAGACATAAAACTTATCATAAACCAGGATGTATATAAAGACAATATTGCTACCCCTACAATATTACTATTTATTTTCGGAGGCGGTCTATTTATAACGTCAATTATACTTAGATTAATTTATAACTATTCGGCGTTAGTGGTAATACCCCTTTCTGCTTTAGGAACATATTGTTTATTCCCAGTTATTCATGATGGGAGTCATGGGTCTATATGTAAAAATAAATTTTATAATGAATTAATATCTTATATAGCAGGGGTGCCTTTTTTCTTTGCACCATTTCCCACATGGAGATTCATTCATCTGCGACATCACCGGTATACCAATATACGTGACAAAGATCCCGATTATTATGCCGGGGGTGGAGTACAAAATTCCTTTTATTTACCTATAAGATGGATTACTCATATATTCCATTATTATGTTTATTTTATCACAGAACTAATAAAAATTTTATATAAAAATATTAGAAATAAATTAATAAATGAAGATAATACATGTGAAATAGAAAATATTTACAAAATAACATCCGATAAAATAATTAAAGATAACACTTTTATTCTGTTTATAACGGGATTTTCTATATTTTTAAATATATTAATTGTATATTATACTTACTGTGCTGGAGTATTTGATGAACTATGTATTTTATGGATAATTCCTAGCACCATTACAATAATGCTACTATCCGTGTTATTTGATTATTTACCACATAGATATTACGAAGTAGATATCTTAGAAAATAAATATAAAACCACCAACATGACGCATGGACTTATGACAAAAAAGGGTAAAGTTAATAAACTAATAGCGTTTTTAACATGCAACCAATTAACTTATCATAATATTCATCATCTATATCCAAAGGTCCCCTTTTATTTATATCCTAAAATATGGGATGATAATAAAGATGAGCTTATTAGACGTGGTACTAAGGTGCAGGCTATTTTTTAGTTAAATTTTATTATTAAATATATGAGATATGTTTAATAATGAAGTTATATAAATATTTGAATGTTGGGGATATAAATACCAAAATATTCGCCACAGTTAAAAAAAGTTTAAAACAAAATTATAAAATTTACGATAAAATAAGTATGTATTCCGCTAATTTAGAGTTACTTTCATATAACACTAAAAATAAAAAATTTAATAATAAGTATTCCCTATTTAAGCTTTTAAAAAAAAAATATAGACTAGGTTATAAGGGGTTTGTATATAAAGCCATCGTATTCCATAATCGAAAAAAACATTATAGGGAAATATTTATGAAAGAACTTCCCATATTCCCCCCACAGTATAATTATAATTTAAACAAATATAAAACACATAATTATAATGAATATAAATATAACTTTTATAAATATAACCACCATTCCTCGTCTAATATAGAGGTGTTTTTAAGTTATATTTGTTCTAAATTATACGAGCTTCGTGTTTCTCCTAATTTTTGTTTATTTTACGATTGCTATTCGGTAGTGCTCAAGAAATTCAGCTATGAGTTAGATAAAATATCGCATAATATCAAATCTACCAATTGTAAAATATTTGAGTCAAGTGACGAAATTATTTTAGAAAAAAAACTCTGTCCAGTTATTTTATTGGCTTTAGAAAAGTTAGATTTTGACTTAGATACCATTAATTTGGAAAATGAGATAGATTTAGATTTTTTCAAATCTATATTTTTTCAAATATACTCTAGTATTTATATAATGTATACGGTGGCGGGGGTGCAGCATAATGATTTACATATAGGGAATATTATGCTAAAAGTTACCGATATAAATTTTTTATACTATAAGATTAATACTATTATTTATAAGATTCCTACATTTGGGTATATCGTAAAAATTATAGATTGGGGTAGGGGGACATATGACTATAATACTTTTATAGGAAATAATAATATTTTTAATAAAAACAACGATTGTGAAAATCAGATAATTTTTAACAGAATTAATAAAAAACCTTTAGTATCAAAAAATAATTGGGTTGATATAGTGACTATAACGCAAAATATATTATATAATTTTCCCAAAATAAAATTATTTAAAGAATTTTACACTTTTTTAAAAAAAAATATAAAAATGGATAACGGTCTCTATTTAACAACAAAATCATTTAATTGGGAAATATATGAACATATCGCTAGAAATGATTTTAATATTAATCCTTTAGAAATATTACAAAATAATGAATTTAAATTATTTCAATCCAACGAAAAAATCACTAAAAATGAAATAATTTATCCAATAATATGATACTTAGTCAAAAACTTTAAGACGTTCGAAATTTTTCATTAGAATTTCAGATTCTTCTTGATTAATTCCTTTTTCTCCAATAACTTTCTTCAGGGGGTATTTGTTCCACGTGTTGTCAGAATTAAATAGGGATTCATGCATATAATTTATATTATATAGAACAGTATCTTTATCTATTGAATAAGATTTAATAGCATCCCTTTTCTTAAACTTTTTTATAACTATTTCCTTCGGTGTATCAGTTCCTATAATTAAAAGACTTATACTTATTAATAATATTACTAATATAACGATATTCATTTATAATTAATATATCTAAATATAATTTTTATTGTTAACAGACCTATTATAGAAAAAGTCGTTATATAACCCAAAACCACCCGACACATTTAATAATTTAGGCGCCAACTCGAATACGCTCGTTATATCAGGTTTAATATTAGAATCCCTATTAGTTTTAATCATATACTCATCCACATATTTATATTTTATTATCGTTTTAGTGTTTTTTTTGAAACGATATATATAATATATAAATATCGCTATTAAACCCAATTTAATTACCGCATTAAATTCTATCAAAATAAATTTAGAAATTGTTATAAAAAGGTGTATAAAATATTTAATAAAATTCTTCATTAACTTATTATAATATATATATAATTATTATTATAATAGTTTAATTAGCTGTATTTACTACACTTTCGTCTGACCCAGCAGTATCTAATTTTCTCTGCATCCAAGGGTCAACATCTTCCATACCATCAGTTAAATTAGAAACCTCTGAAACATTTGCCTCTGCTTTTTGTTCAAGAAATTGTTTCTTTTTATCGGCTTCTTGTTGTTTAACATAATCTATATTTTCCCGGAAATGTTGGTCTTTATTATCTTGATTTTCGCGATATTTTTTAATAAGATTATTAAGTTCAGATTCGGCATACTCTTGACCTTCAATTTTATCGGGTCTGGGATCCCACGGAAGCCAGTATCCAACTTGTCCGATGTATACATTAAAATTAGGGTCCGCGCTTTGAAGTTTTTTTGCTTTCATTTGCGCTTCTTTTAGAGTAGAATATACACCTCTAACTTTCACTCCTCTTACACTTGTTTGGAAATCATGCTCCTGATTAAATTCTTCCTGTAACTTAGCTTCATTAACATATAGAAAATCTGTATATTTTTCTACAATAGAATCAGAATCTAAATCATAATTTTTAGCAATAGTCTTTAGAAATTTATGTACAAATTGTATATTTTTTTCTTGTAATATTTTTTCGGGGGAAATAAATGACAAGCAGGTGTAATTTTGTCCACCGATTGGTGTGTCTACCTCTAAAAAATCTTCAATTGTATTGTCTTCCATCTATATCCTATATATAAAAATAAGACTTTAAGTTTTTATAATTTGTAAAATTATTTTCTTTTTATATTATATAAAAATGGAAGGTATTAAATCAGAATTAAACAAGCTCACCAGTGCTTTTGACTTACAGGAAATTTTAAAAAGAGTTATCAAATACTTAATTGAAGGTTTTGCTGTCGCAATCGCCGCCAAATACATCCCAGCAAAAGGAAACCTTCGTATGGAAGAAATTGTAATGATTGCTGTAACTGCTGCCGCGACATTCGCCTTATTAGACTTATACGCCCCAAGTATTGGCGGCGCCGCCAGACAAGGTACCGGTTTCGGTATTGGTGCTAACCTTGTCGGTTTCCCCAGATTAGGTTAAATATATAGAAAATTTTAAATAGTTACTTGTTAAATTTAATTTAAATTTAATAAATAATATTTCTCAGACCGTTGGAATAAATTGCCAATTTAATTCGCTGCATATTTTTTTCCAAACCTCATCATGCTCGTGTAATTTCTCTCTTGATTTAAGAAGTCTGCAATATGGGAGATATTCGTCTTCTTCTAAAAGTTGAAAAAATTTAAAAAATATATATGGATAAGAAAAAAAATTAGCTCTTTTGTTAGGACAATATTTTAACCAGGGGCCTTGTACTTGCTTAAACATATTTCTTAATTTATCTTCTAGAATATTATCTAAAATAGGAGCCGGATTTCCGGAAAGACGGTTCATAATATAATGACTATGTTCGTAGTATTTAGTTAATTCTAATTTTTTTAAGACTTCTCTTATTTTATCAGCTGTAATATTTTTAATATTTATATACCTTTCTTTTTTCAATTCTTTTAGTATTTTGTTATATATCCCATCCCCAATATCAGTCGACTCTTTCGCTTGAAATTGTGATAAAAATTCATTCGCGTGATTTATTTTTTTATAAGCAAAATATGTTACTTCTCGTGGGGGCTCCTTGTATGAAGGAGTATTGTTATTAATAAGAATTTTTTCCATACCACCACATTTTGGACATATTAATAATCCCTGTTTTTGTTTTATGATTCTACGTTCCTTACACGTTTTACACATATCTAGGTTTTCAGCACTAATAATTGCTCTTTTAGGAACAAAATCCTTATTAGTTAATTTACTAAATTGGTTCATTATTGTTTTTTTTTTTGAGGGGGATACAGTTGATATATTTGTATGGTTTTTAGACGATGAAAAGAAGTCAATAACGGTTTTATTTTTATTATCAGAATAGGGAATCTTATTATATTCATATAATAAATAACTAGATTCCAATAAATAATCATAGTATTCTTTGTTACTTTTTATCGATTTAATTTGTTCTTCAAGTTCATTTATATCTAACGATATTTTGTATTTACGCTCTAATTCTTTCTTTTTTAAATCTGCGTGAGGTATATCACTCAAAAGGTTTAATTCTTGTGTTAAATCTTTACAACATTTCTCTAATTCAGGAAGATTACTAATGTCTTTATTAAAAATAGCTAATTTATTTTTATGTTTTTCGTTTAGAGTTGTTTTAATAGGTTTATTTTTCTTCTTTTTCTTCTTAATTTTTTTCAACGAATCCATTTAAGTTAATAATAATATTTAAGAAATTATCTTTATTTCGTTTTAAATAGTTTAAAAGATTATTTACTAATTATAATGAGTAATAGTGAAACATATACTAAGGAATTGTGTAAAATGATTTTCATATACAATACCTTATTAAATGGGTGGTCTGTTAAAATGTTAGGCAAGGACAAATTCGAGTTTATTAATAGAAAACAGGAAGTTCGAAAAGAGTATTTTAATGATACATTTATTAAAGATTTTTTAGAAAAAAATATAAGTGATAAAAATAAATATATTTTAAACCGAAATAAATAATCTAAATAATTATCTTCTATTAATATATATAAGAATTATGGGAGGTGGTCTAATGCAATTAGTAGCCTACGGGGCACAAGATATTTACTTAACAGGTAATCCACAAATAACATTTTTTAAGGTTGTGTATAGAAGACATACTAATTTTTCTATAGAAAGTATAGAACAAAACTTTAATGGAACCGTTGGTTTTACAAAAACTGGTACCAAAAATACATGCACTATTTCAAGAAACGGAGATTTAATACAAGGTATGACTCTGAGAATAAGAATTAAAGATATTTCCGCGGGAGGAGCCGGTTCAAATTGGGCTTGGGCCCCATATTTAGGCCATAGGCTAATTCAGTATGTCCAATTAGATATTGGTGGTCAACTTATTGATAAGCATTATGGTGAATGGCTTCATTTATGGAGTGAATTAACTTTACCCGAATCAAAGAAGGTGGGGTATAATAAAATGGTTGGTCAGCGAACTGGAATAGTTGGAAACCGAAGCGCTAATGGGGTGATAACAACTTTAAGTGGAAACGAATGTGAAAATGATTTTACACTTAATATCCCTCTTCAGTTTTGGTTTTGCAGAAATCCTGGTTTAGCACTACCGCTTATTGCTTTACAGTATCACGATGTAAAAGTAACTGTAAATTTCAGATCAATAAAGGAATGCCTGAGAAGTTACGGTTCTGATACTAGCTTCCAGGGAGGAGGAACTCCTGACGATGGAGGGAGTAGTATATCATGGCAAGACGTATCACTATATGTTGATTACATATATTTAGATACCGATGAGCGAAGAAGATTTGCTCAATTAACTCACGAATACTTAATCGAACAAGTTCAACAAACCGAGCAACAATTAACAACAACCACCGGTTTAGTAAATCTTCCTTTTAATCATCCTGTAAAAGAATTAGTATGGGTAGCTCAGAGGGTGGCAGCTGATGCGTCTGGGGAATACTGGAACTATGTTACAGAAAATACTAACAATCCATTCAATTTAGGAGGTAGCGACGATAGACATGGCGGAGTGAGCAAAACGGGAGCGGACCCATTAAATATGGTCGAAGAGTGCCGGCTTCAATTAAATGGCAGTGATAGATTTAGCACAAGACGCGGTGATTACTTTAATTTGGTTCAGCCATACTATCACCATACAAGAATCCCATATAACGGTATTAACTCCTATTCATTCGCTCTTAGACCAGAAGAACATCAGCCTTCTGGGACGTGCAACTTTTCTAGATTAGACAGTTCAAAATTATATATGACTCTTGCTGATGTCACGAACCAGGCTACGAATGTAACAGTTTATGCAGTTAACTATAATATCCTCCGTATTCAGTCTGGTATGGGTGGATTGGCTTATTCTAATTAAGAATTTAATTCAAGATTTAAACAAATATTATCACCGTCTAATATTTGTCTAGATTTCTTAAACAATTGGTACATTTGTAAATGCCCAAACGAACCCTCCATTTTAATAATTTTTTCTTTAATATAATTATTAACTCTTAGAAAAACAAGGCATTTTTCAAATATATCCATCGTGTTTTTTTTTGTTTTAAATCTTCTTTGGTGTTTATAGCAAACTTTATTTTTAAACGTATTAATTATATTTGATTTGTAAGCGCTAGTATTTAATTCAAATATAATTGTTACTATATCTTTACAGATATCACTAATATCTATCTGTTTAATTGTCACGCACCTGTTCATCTTAATACAGTTATCGCAACAACGCATACACGGTTCTAAATCTGGTTCTCCTAAATAATTGGACATCGCTGCGTGGCGACATTTTTTTTTATTTATACAAAAATTTTCAAAGAATTCTAGCATCTTAATGGTATTTTTCATATTTGTCCTGTGTTCTAAAAATTGTTCACGAGTTCGTTGGTATTTTAAACTATTTCTAAAAGAATATTTTATTAATTTTTTAGCATTAGCCCTGTCGTTTTCGGAGTAGAATAAAATGCAATTACTATTCTCGCCATCTCTTCCTGCCCTACCTATCTCCTGGTAATAGCTTTCTATTGAAAACGGGATATCGTTATGTATGACAAAACGGACGTCTGATTTGTCTATACCCATACCAAAGGCAATCGTAGCAATTATTACCTTGATTTCATTAGCTTTCCATTTCTCTTCTATATTATTTCTAAGCTTTTTTTTTAAACCTGCGTGATACGCCTTTGTAGCCAAACCACCTTCATTTAGATATTTTTCTAGAGTTTCGCATTTTTTTCTTGTTTGGCAATAAATAATACCACTTACCTCTTGGAAATTTACATGATTAAGAATAGTTAAAATATTTTTATTATGGTTTTTTAAAATTCGGGATTTTTCTATAATAGAAATATTTAAATTTTTTCGAAAATAGGACTTTGTATACATTTTATATTGTTTAAATTGTAATAACCTAACTATTTCATTCCTTACATTTATTGGAGCGGTGGCCGTCAACGCCATTATAGGAACGGTGGGCCATATTTCTCGTATTTTTTTTAAAGCCTTATAAGCGGGTCGAAAATTATTCCCCCACTGAGAAATACAATGGGCTTCATCTATGACAAACCGATCTAACGAACCCTTATCCTCTAATATATTAAGATATTCCCTAAAGGTCATGTTTTTTTCTATTGTTTCGGGGGTCGTATAAATCAAATGAACACTGTGGTCAGTTTCATATATAACTTCATGTAATAATTGTTTTTCTTTTTTTGTTGTATCTCCATAAAAGGTTATTACAGGGATATTCTTCTTCTTTAAATTATCAACTTGGTCTTTAATAAGAGATTTAAGTGGGCTAACAATAATTGATATACCTTTACTGCTAATCGCTGGTAATTGATAACAAATACTTTTACCGCTGCCTGTGGGTAGAACTACTAACTGGTCGTAATTCTTAGTGGTGTCTTTAACTATTTTATGCTGAGGTGTAATAAATTCATCATAGCCAAAGGAGTCTTTTAAATGTTTAGACCAATTCATGCGCAATATTCATTAATAATAATTTTATTAATAAATTTTACTTCAAATTATAAATATTCGAAAAAAATTAATATATCGTTTAATAGTAATGGATACTAGATTTTGGGGGCCAGATGGTTGGAAGTTATTACATTCAATAGCATATAAATTTCCAAAAAATCCAAATCAGAAAACACAAAAAAAATACATTAAATTTTTTAATAGTCTACAGCACGTATTACCCTGTATTTATTGTAGAAATTCATTCTCAAAATATCTGAAAGAATTACCTGTAGAAAATCATGTTAAGAATAATGTCACTTTTTTTAAATGGCTTTACTGTGTGCATAATAAAGTTAATAATAAACTAAAAACACAAGGCATAAATCCAAAATCCAACCCCAAACTATCAGAAGTAAAAAAATTCTATAAAGATTATGTCAATAAAAATAGCTTTTTAAAATGTAACGACGCTCCAGGAATGATATTTATTTATAGTATTATTTTTAATTACCCCTTAAATAAAGAGGACTTTAAGACTAAAGCTAGAATATATCAGCATAAAATATTTTTTAAATTACTAGGAGAGCTATACCCTTATGAATATTTCAGGAACGATTATAATAATATATTACACCAAACAGATTTTAATAAAATACTACAGAAGAGATGTTTATTAAAGAGGTGGTTCTATAATATAGACAAAGTGCTTAACGAAAAGTGCTTATCCTACAACGAACGCTGTAAATTAATAGAATTATATAGAGCATCGTGTAAAAAAAACACTTGTCGAAAAAAGAATTAAATATAATTAATACGAGTACCCTAAATAAATTTCATTAATTTTTTTTTCACAATTTAATAAGCTTTCTTTAAACTCTGAACATGTTTTCGGCTGAGTCTTTGCTACAAGCCATGCTCTATGATAAAATTGTTCACTCGATTCGGTTGCCTTTTTAATTAGTATATAACTTTTATTCTTATATCTTATAATTTTTTGTATCATTTACTAAATATTATGTTTAGTTAATATTTAATAAATAAATTAATCAAATTTAATAATTTTTGATACTACTAGACTATAAGATAAAATTCCTAATAACACATATACAACAAATTCTAAATAATTAGACCCTAATAAAACGTGTTCTCGGGGGTTAGCTACAAACATAAACATATTTATTACTAGCAATACGGTAACCACTTTAAGAGAATCCTTAACAATATTTTTGTATTCTTCGTCTAAATTTTTTAATTTCAAGTCTATAAACATATTATATATATATTTGATAAAAATTATAGAAAATAACTTAATAAATTTTAAATGAGTTTAAAAATTATTTTAAATATATTTTATTTATAATAATATGGGATACATACGAATTATGGGAGGCCTTACGGTCTTAGTAGCAACTTTATTTGCAATATTTTTATTATATAGAAGAACCAATATTCTTTTAGAACAATTTAGCACATTAAATAATGAACTGGTTTCTATAAAAAACTTTTTAAGAAAAGGACCTGTAAGAACTTCTGGGCCAGCTGTGAATATTCCTTTAGCCCAATCGACGGTGGCTGTGGGCGCAGTAACCGGTAACAATATCCAGCAAGAACAGGAACAGCCTATAGAAGAAATTGCTAAAGAACGAGTAGCACTTGCGCAAAATAATATTAACATGTTAAAAAGCTCTATAGAAAATTTAGAAAATATGATAAGTTCATCCGAAGAAGAAAGCGAATATTCAGATACGGAAGAAAGTGGCGAGGAAGCATTAGAATTGGATGGCGCCGATGACGAGGAAATCGAAATAGAAGTGGCGGGAGAGGATATGAAACAAACATTGGAAGAACTTGAGTTAGATAATAAAAATATTACCAGCTATGATTTAACGGATAATAATGAGCCTAATTCCGAGTTAGAAGTTCTAGCAAATAACCCAGATTTATCAAAATTATTGGATACACTTTCAATAGAATCTGCTAACCCACAAGAATCTGAAGAATTAACACCAATCACTCAGAATTTAGAAAATATTACTAAAGAAATTAAAGAGGCTATTCTGGAGAAGTATTCTAAAAGAGAGTTAGAAAATTTATGTGCTAAACATTCTCTTAGTAAGTCAGGGAATAAAAAAGTATTGATTGAAAGATTATTAGAAAGTGGACATACATTTAGTAAAATAAGTTCTGGAGCAGCAAGTCTTTCTGAAATTTAATAATATTAATTGAATATAATAATATTTAATTATAATATACAATGGCTGACTGTTTCAGATCAACAAATAATAAATATTTATCTCATCCGGCATTAATGTCTGATGGAAGAGGATTCACAGATTATCGTTCTTCTCGTGAAATGAATAGTATTTTAATGAATGAAATGAAAATAGTAAAATCATATCAATATAAGGAATTTTTAGGAAATAATTCCGATAACCTTATTAAGATTGACCGAGAAGAAACTATACTTAATAACGGGTATGGAAGTGTAAATAAATCGTTTGAACAAGGAACTATGTTACCAGAAAAATATATTAGGAAGTGTAATAAGAACTATTGCGAAGTTACATTAAATAATAAAAACGGTTTAGGTACTGGTATCCAATACAGTAAAAAGGAAACTTGTAATTTAGAAAATAAAAGACCCGAATCGGTTTGCCATAATAATTTAAATAATGTATATAATTCATAATTTAATTAATAATTAATAATCTAATATTTTAATATGTTATAATATTAAGATTATGTCAAGTAAATGGGAGGAGAGTTATTTAAAAAATATGAAATGCGAAAATGAAATCATAAACAACGGAGATGGTGAATATACCGTCAGGGGGTTTATCCCAGATATAGATTCTAATTCTACTTTAATATATTGGGCTGCTAATCCTCCTACATACAACGGTTCTTTTACAGGCTCTGGATTACCATTCCCTAATCCTGAAATTGCATACGAGAAGACCGTAAATAAGGGGTCGGTTAAAACAATTGGTGGACATTATGAATTTAAATTAAGATACCCAAATGCATATTACGTGGGCTTAGGGGCGAAATTTGTAAAACCATGTGTTCATATAAAAGTATGCCAACCATATGGAAAGGATATAGTTAAAACTATTAAATTAGGTAATAGTATCCCCTTTCGTTCTAACTCTCATCCGGATGGACAAAGAACATCAAGAAATAGAACAGATAGTTTATTCTATGATGGACGGGATAAGTTACCTATAAGAACCCAGGAACAAATATTAAGAGACAGTTCTTATCCAGATAGCAACGACATGCCTGATAATTTCTGGGGAGGGTCTATACCGCATCCTTAAAAATATATAATTTTATCTAAAATAGTTTTAACGGATGGGTCATGTGATACTATAATAAAGGTTTTATTTTTAGAAAAAACATTTATAAAATCTAAAATTATTTTTTTAATACCCTCGTCTAATCCAGTTGTAGGTTCGTCTAAGATGAATATTTTGGAACTCTGTTTAATAAAGGCCTTTATTAGTAATACCATCTGACGTTGTCCACCACTTATTTTATTTCCAGCTATTCCGACATTAGTATCTAAGCCTTTGGGTAAAGTATCAAAGAGTGTTATTCTATTATTTTTAATAAAGTCATAAACTTTATTATTACTAATTTTACTCCCATATTTTATATTTTCTAAAATACTCGTATTAAATAGCATATTATTTTGACTTACATAAGATATTTTATCTCTTAAATAATTTAGATTGAAATGGTATAAATTGGTACCATCTATTTTTATACTACCTTTATTAATTTTATAAAATCCTAATAATAATTTTACAAATGTTGATTTACCAGAACCAGAATATCCATAAATTCCTAAATTTAGCCCCGCTTTGATATTAATAGTTCTATTTTTAATAATAGGTTTATATTTATTATAACCAAATGAAATATTATCAACTATTATTTCTCCCCTCGTAATTTGCTTAGTTAAAGTAGTATCTCTATATTTTGTCTGTTTGCTTATATTTTTCAAAAACGTTTCTGCATTTGAAAGTTGCCCCATATACGTGCTTAAATAAGGTAATTCTCTGGTAATACTATTTGTATACGAAAAATAATATGTAAACATTATAAGGCACGTTATGGCCGATTCACTAGTAATTTGTTTATTTTTTACAAGATAAAATAATAGATATAAAGTGACAGAGAAGAAAATAATAGAATTGATATTAATAGCCAAAAATAAACCGTTATTACAATTTTTTGTTTTTAAATTAATTTTTAAATACTGTTCTTCTAAGTCTGTATAATTTTTTATTTCATTAGAAACATTATTATTAACATATATAGAAAATAAATTATCTAATTTATCCTTAGTCGTTTCATTCATGTTATTGAAAAAAGTATCACGTGTTTTGGCTTTTGCAATGCACTTTACTCCTAAAGCCTTATATATAACGAAATCTACTAAAGGTAAAGAAATAGCTAATAAAAATAGGTATTTACTCTGTTTTAAAAAATAGATATTTAAAACGATGAGAGTGAGGATTCCAGGTACAAATACGGTTAGTAATGTTAGAAAAGTTCTTTTAATAACACCTGGTAGAATAATAATATTCCCTAAAAACTTCCCTATTTCTACATTTTTATAATCTATCTCATATCTTTGTAACAAATTGTCATAAAAATACTTCCTGATCTCTAAATAAAATTGCGGAAAAATATAATCTTCAATATAATGCAGGAAAGCATATGCCAGTTTTATTATAGTATAACAGGCGCATAAATATATAAATAATTTAGAAATAAGTTCTTTGTTTTTTGTAAATTTAGGGAGATTTTGTGACAATTTAGATATTATTTTAGACATCGCTATACTTTCAAATGGATATGTTAAGGCAATAACGCTAAAATATATTATAAATTTCCATTTATTTTTTAAAAAATAATTTAATGTTAATTTTACTGATAACATTTTATTATTATAGGTATAATATAAAAATTTCAATTGCTTAATTAAATTGAACTTAATGGGTGAGTATACGGGTTATTTTTAAAAGGCTTTAATAAGATAGGATTTATTTGTTCATCTAATATATTATTATTATACTGGTGCCTTGTTCGATTATGAATACTTGTATCGGTGTAGGTAGTTAAATAACTTATATCTTTATTGGGTTTTCTATTATTTGCTCTTCCCGCCGCTATTTTTCCTATACTCATATGTATTTTATCGCTGCCATTTGTTAATTTAACTGATTCTGGTGTAGGTTTCCGACCCTTCAGGGTTCTTTCTTTAGATTCGTTAATAGTAGCATTGTAATCTGTATCATATGAAGTGGTTTTTTTGTAAAATGAATTTGCTGAACCACCGTATTCTCTGTCGGACGTAGTTTGTCTATTAGTATTTGGTGCGGTTTTAACATTAGTAATATAGCCTAACCCACGGTGCTCATTTTCAGCTGGCCCAGCATATTGGAAATTAGATGTTAATTGTTTTTTAGTTTCAGGTAAGTGGTCATTTGGGTCATATGTTGTTAATTTAACTGGACCCTTTAGGTATCCGGTATGAGAATTATCAATATTAGTCTCTTTTATGGTGGTGCGCGCTATGTCGTTTGGGTTATATAAATTAGCTTTCGTCGAACCCGTTAAATTACCATTATGTGAATTGTTTTCACTTGTTTCCTTTACAGTCGTTTTCGCCTTATCACCATATTGTAATTGATTTTTGGATTCGCCTGTTAAATTACCGGTGTGAGAATTTTCTATATTTGTTTCCTTAAGAGTCGTCCTGGCAATATCGTTTGGATCTTTAACACTAATCTTTGGAACGTTGGTGTTCATATTACCAGACTGTCTGTTATTTCCTATAAAATTTTCTTTTTTAGTTGGTCTTAAAACATCCATTAATGGCGCAATAATAGCTTTTGCTATTGAACTAAAATTTGACAGCGGGTTTTTTTCTTCGGTTGTTGTTCTCTCGTTGGTTTTATTAGCGATTGAATCTTTTCCGTAATCTCCAAAATTACCATCATTCCAAGCATTTTTTTTATGTAGATTTCTGGAAGTATCAGTTTCCAGTATATTTTTCGTAGATTTTTTATAAAGCGAGCGATGTTTATTACCCTTAATGATAGGATTTGCGCTAGGAGTATAATTAACAGAATATTTCCTATTATTATCCTTTATATATATAGCTGGTCGTTGCTCGGCTTTTGTATAAGCACCAGTAGTTCTTAAATAATTTTCTTGTTTTTGAACGAAATAGGTATCCGCTGTTCTTTTTTCTATATTTCCTAACTTTCCTCTTTTACTATTTAATTCTTTACCCGCCTTAAAAACACCTTTATATGTTATTTTGGGATTTGACGCCGCTCGAAGTTCGTCTATACTTTTTGGAAGAATATGGTCTCTATAATCGGGGTGAAATCCTCCTGTTGGTTTGGCGTCATACGAATTTAGACCCTTGCCGACGTGAACTTGTTCGAAGGGCAATTCACCGGAACGAAATCTAGAACTAAAAACTCTCTCGCGTGCATTATTAGTTATACTTTGAGTTCCATATTTAGAATTAATATCAATAATAGGACTGAATAATGGTTCATTTTCTTTTTTTGTTCTATAATAATTACTTCCATTATGCGAATCTAATATAGATTTATTGGTGTCATTTTCTATATTTTGTTTTACGTTCGACCCAGTATAAAATGGTTTAATGTTCGGATTTAAAAATTTATTTGAATTAATTTTTTCCCCTGTGAGCGATGAAACAATATTATTATTATCATCAGTAATTATATTTTTATTACCCCTATTATTGGCAATTTGAGCATTATTAAAGTTTCTATTAAGAATATTAACCTCCTTATCAGCACTTTGGTTATACGAATTTTGCTGTAAATTCGAGATTAGGTTACTTTGATTATTAAAACTATTCCTAATACTGGCGCCGCTGGTATACCGTGGAGTAATAGTATTATTACGCGAATTTACTGGATTATTGACGGCGCAGTTATTTTGAGCTAATATATTTCCAGACCCTCTTACAAAGTCAGAGATATTGCTGAAATTTTTATCATTTGAAGTATCCATTCTATTATTATAATTCATTATTTTTTTATAGATTAAGATATCATAAAAAAATAACTAATATTAATTAATTATAAGAAGCGTAATCACCATTTAAGTCGTTGTATGGTGCTTCACCCGCGTTTGGAAGAGAAGAGGTGTTATCTATTGGATTTGGCAGGGTTGGTCTGTGGTTATCTTTAACCATTATTCTTGTAGAAACCTGATTTTTAAAGTTTTTTTCTAAATGTTCTTGAGGATCTCTACTAAGCCACTCCCATCGATTCCAACCAGTTCCTCTTAAATTACACGCAGGGTTTGAGGTCCTGGTATCTTCACTGGGAATAAAGCAATCTTTCCAATGAACTAACCCTTCATCGCCAGCTCGTTGACCTGGTTTCTGAGACCCGCAATTATCAATCACCCCTTGGCCACATGGATACCCTGAACCACATTTTCCTATTACACAATTAGGGACGTATTTTTCTGAAGGAACCGCTGATGCTTTTCGAGTAATCCCAAGTAGCTCAGAACCGACATCAACCAAATGTTTATTTTTAAAAACAGAAACACCCTGTTGCTGTGGGATTACGGATACTGGGTATGGGTAGCATTGTTTGCAGGAAACTCTGGGTTTATTTAATTGGTATGACGCATTTTTAACAGATTGATTTATTGTAGTTTTATAGGCCTGTTTATCATGTGATAATTTAGTGAAACTCATTTATATTATACTGAGAGAATAAATTATATTTATTTTTTAATTAGCATCGTTTTTCTAATTTAAAATCGGGTAAAGGCGCAGCCTCATATTTTAACATCTGACAAGAGCCATAATGATTTAAACTGGTATCGACTACTCTTTTTGAGGTGCCCGCGTGTCCGTTTATTACAGTTTTTTTATGGGAGTTGAATTTATTTTTATCACAATTTGTGGTAATATTACCCATACCTTTTAAAATACTTTCTAAATCAGTTTTGTTACCTTTTATTTCAGAGGCGTTTGGTCCCCCTACTAAACCAAATTCATGACGGCATTTCTTATTATTTTCATATTTAATGGGGTTTATTAAATACTCTAAGGTTCCTACACTTTGTTCTACAGACTGTTTATAAAAGCATTTATCGTATATTAATCTATTACTACTCATATTTATATTATAATATATATAAATAAATTAATTTATTATAATAGTATTTTAATATTGGTGTTTATTCCCCACATCTTTTAGCACGGTCTTCGTCTTTTACTATAAGTCTCGACGATACACCACCCCGCCGCCAACCAGAATCGGTGTCTTCTGGTATAATATGGATAGCCTGCTGCATTTTTTTAACTTTGTCTACCTGTGGGGCAAAGCGGTCAATTAGATAGCTCGTTTTTTTCTTATCTTTTTTTGTATTTTCTATAAATTTTAATTTGCTTTCAATATCAGTATCGCATCCCCCTCTAGACATCAACGGTATGGTCGAGTGCATCCTGGGTGCTAATTGGTGAATTCTATTTAAATTAGTTAGACGATGAGCTCGTTTTAACATACTTTCTTTTGATTCTTCTGACAGGTGACCCACTCCGTTCTTATAGAACATTTGTGGTTTTTCTAATGATAAATTTTTAACCTTGGTAATATCGTTGGTATTCTTAAAATTTGCTAAAACATAATCTGAAATTTTATGGGAATTATCTATATTATATTCTACTGCCTTTGGGTCATCGTTTAATCTTGTAAAATTATTGATATCCATTTATATATTATAAAGACTTTTTTTTATAATATAAAATTAATTTAAGTTTTAATTAATGATTCGAATTAATTAATAGTGTAACTATTAATTTAAGCGCCCGGGGTTCTGAGGTGTGGTGGCATCGCACCCCCTCTCCCTCCTCCCCAATCGCGTGGTCCAGTCCATATATTACCCACACATTGGTCACCATTCCCCTCCCTACATGTTTCACCAGTTTTATAACATGCCTCCGCGAATTCTTTTTGCTTATTTGGTATAGTAGTTACGGGCATAGTATAGAACTGTCGTTGTGAATTCCCTTTATTATAAATATCGCTAGAATCTTTGATTAAGTTATGATTAAACTTGCGGTCTATATCTTGTTGTAATTGTAAATTATTAACGATGTCATCCGGGATTTTTCTATCAGGATTTTTAGTATAATCATCCATCATAATATTCATAAAAGGATTATTTATACTGGGTGCTATTTCGTCTGCAGATTTATAGTTTTCTAATATATCTTTTTTAGTCGAACTAAATATAAAAAATGTTATTAAAAATGAACACATGACTAAAACTAAATAATTGATTTCATTATTAAGTAGAACCAATACCAAACTCATGTATATACTAAGTCTTACTACGGCATTTAAATTTTCATCTAACGTATATCCCTTATTGGGAATAAATTTTGTTAAGTTATTTAAAGTTAATAGAGAATTGATATCTCTATACCAAAATAATTCACACTTGTTATCCATTAATATTAATATTTATAATAAATTTCTATAAATATAATTTAGCGTTCAATTTGTTTTTTTGTTTTTGTTGTTTTTTTGGATTTTTTAACATTTGCTGCGGTTATACCTTCGATTTCATTAACTAAATCATCGATACTTTTTAATTCTTCAGTTTTTAAATTATTTAATTCATGTTCTAATATTTGTTCTTGCTCGGCTAAAAGTTTTTTCTTTTCATCTAATTTTTTTCTCAATCTATCCTTTGTTGCTAAATCTTGTTGCTTCCTATTTAAATTAGTTTGTGCTGTGCCTTTTTGCATACTGGACATATTATTCATGAATTTACCAAAAATATTACTTAACTCGCCCATATCGCCTAATCCTTCCATCGGATTACCTCCATTAGAAAATCCCTTCATAACATTTTGCGCTTCGGAAAATAGGTCACTTTCATTAATTGACCCGCTACTTATTTTATTTTGTATTTTACTAGTAATGCCTTTGACTAAATTCACAATCCCACTTTCATCGTTTTCTTCATCAAAATTACCACTTAGCAAATTTTGTAATAAGGCTGTGGGATCTTCCAAATTTAATTTATCCATATCTAATTCACCAGCAATCTCTTTGGCTAGATTTCCGATGGTTCCATTAAAAATTTCCGGCATCTGGAAATTCATACCACCACTCTCTTTAGAGTTAGAATTAGAATCAGAATCAGAATCGCCGTCTTCCTCCATATCCTTAAATTTATTTGTGAGATTGTTAATAATATTTATTAGGGTTTTAGTGTCTTCATCCAAATCTTCTTCGTCCGCAGATAAATGCTTTATCTGCTTTAATACATTTTTTAAATCAACCTCGTTAATAAATTCATATGCAAAAATATACATAGTATATAAATAACTCCAAATAATGCTTTTATTTTCATCAGTTAAATTTTCTGAATTCCAAATAGCGTTAAAATTAACATGTTCAAGAAGTGTATTTTCTTCAGAAAATATTATCTCGTCTTTATTAGCGATATCATTTCCCAAATTTTTACAATTATTATAAAATTCTTGTAAATATTTATCACCAGGCTCTTTGAAATCATAGTGCTGTGTATAATCGATGTCAGAAATTTTTGATAAATTTGTTAAAAACTGTTCTAGATTTTCATTAAATTTGTCCATGTTATGTAAATAATATAAAAAGGTGCTTTTAGATTATTTATAAATATACTTTTCTTATTTCATATTTTCTATTATTATTTTCTCTGAAAGAATATTAAGTACATCGAAATATACCCAAACGCTTTCCCGTTCATCTTCAGTTAATTCAGACCAATGCGACATAAGATTTTCTATAAATGAATCCATATCATTCTCATCTTTAAGAATGTTGACATTTTTACTAATAATTTTAAGTTCTTTTTCTTCTAAAATATTATTTTCTAAAAAGAAATTTAAATCTCTCTTAGCAATTATATCTTTAAACATAATATTATTAACCTTTCTTAGATAAATCTGCGAAATATAGAAAGTTGCCAAAGTTCTTGTATTGTGATTTTTTAAAGTTTCTATAGCTGTTTTAGCTAAAGATAATTTTTTGTCTTTTGGAAACCGATTACTTATCGTTGTTACTAAATTAACTAGTTGCATAGCTATTTTTTTATAATTCGACATTACTAATTATAGCTACATAATTTTTAAATAAATATTAAACGTTATTTAATTTATTTGCGATTTAATTGTCCTCGAGCAGCCTGTAATTGCTGCAAGCGGTCATCCAGATTATTATTTGTTTTTTTCATCGGCATTCGCTGTTCCGGGGACGAATTAGGTGTATTTTCTATAAATTGAAAACAAAAATCCAATGGTTCGGGGTTATTTTGAATAAAGGAATAGCTGTCTGACATAGAGGATCCCATTTCTACAGGATTATAATCCAGGATATTTTCTAAACCATTTGTTGAAGTTTTAATTTGAGGTTTTTTATCTAAGGGTCTATTAATTTCGGCGGGTTTGGTAAAATCAACTTTTTTAGAGCCATCGGGTCCAGCTAAAGTAGGACTTGCTGAAAAAGAATTTAAATATAAGTAAATTGCCTGATTAAAAATTGGGGCTCTATCTTTTACTAAAACCGCAGGCGTAGCCCTTATAGTCGATGGGATTTTATTATTATTATCGGTACAAATCTTAATAAATCCATTTAACATATTTTTTGATTGTAAATATTTCCACAATTCGATTGAATTATTACATTTTTTAGAATAAAAAAGTATAGGTTTCATTTTAATTAATAAATATAATTAAAATAAAAATTTTACTTAAATTTGATTTAAAGTTTTATATTTTATATATTAATAAAATATAATGGAGATAACAGATTTTAAACAGATTTATATTACTTCTGGAAAAGAAACAATTGTACCGACATCCGCCGATGCAGGATATGATTCTTCAGATACCTATATTTATAAAACTAAATTTAGTATCAAAAACATATCAATAGCCTTGGCGAATAGTTTGCGGAGGTCCTTTTCTACTTTAGCACCAACAATAACATTTGAAACAGACTCTATAAATATTATAGAAAATACTACTCCGATACACAACGAGTTTTTATGTCATCGAATAGAATTAGTCCCGATTTTTACTGATAATAGTGTGGCTGCTTCTTATTGTAAAATTAAAACTACATTCGACCAAGAAAGTTTAAAACGAAAATGGGATTTCTTAAACAGTGATAAAGTTCCCGAATTCACTATTAATACTAAACTGGCAAAAACTATACTTACAGAAAATATTACGATGAATAACATAAGGGATATTACTACAGAGTCCTTCACAATAAAGGATATGGATGGAAATACTCTTTCAAATAGCAATTTCTTTAAAAAAGATGTTTACACCAACGATCCGATATTGATTAATTGTATTAAAACTAAAGTTTACGAGGAAGGTCATAGGACTGATTTACACTTAACTGCTATCCCAGTTGTAAGTATGGGGAAAATACATACACGAAATGATCCTACCGGGACAGTAGAATATCAATTTAAATTAGATAGTGATGAAAATATTGAAAAGATTTGGGTTCAAAAATTAGAATATTTAAAAAACGAAAGAAAGCTAAATGGACTAACTACGTATTCAGTCAAGGAATTAAAAAAATTGAAAACTTCGTTTGATTTACTTGATAAATACAGGGTTTTTGAGACGGACAACGAGGGTAGAGCGAATCATTTCGAATTTTCTATAGAAAGTATTGGTTTCATGTCTTCAAATACAATTATATATGATTCTGCTAAACATTTAGAATTGTGCTTCGATGACTTAATTCGAAATATATTATTTAAAAAACACCCAATCGAAGATAATAAATATATAGTAGATAGGAATTTTTCAAATAAAATTACGATACAACCGCTATCAACTAGTAATATAAATGAAGGGTGTTCGATAATTATTAAAGATGAAAATCATACGGTGGGGAATCTAATTCAGGACAAATTAAGAAAAAAATATTTAGCTAAGTCTACTTCAGAATCTGGTAAATATCTAAAATTAGCTAATTACCGAATGAACCATCCTACTATAGAGGAAATAGAAATTATTCTTTCTCTGCACGATAAAGTTACCAATACAGTTATTGATGGGTTATTAAATAACTATATTTCTGACAAATTTGGAGATGGAAATAAAATACACGTGAATAAAACAAATCGTAGATTGTATTTCTCGGTTTACTTACTTGTAGAAGCTTTGAAAGATATTAAACAAGACATTTCAAAGTTTTTAAAACTATTTTCGACTAAATCAAACATTACTGAAGCTTCTTATGAAATAATTTCCTAATTTATTTGTATAAGACAGTATATACATATGGGCAATTTTGTTTTAGTATTACATCCTTAACATTATCACTATCTATCCGGAACAATAAATTATTACGGTGATTTATTTTATATAATTTATGAATTTCGCCTAATAATTTTTTATATTTACCATTAACCGTATCTAAGTCGGTATTTTTATAGCAATAGACGTCTAAATATTTATCATATATTTTGTTAATTAATTTTTCCACATCATCCACAACTGTATCTTTAATTTTTGTATATTCAGGGAAGTAATACAATATATCATTTAAATTATTATTATAGTAAAAGCTTTCTAATAATAAATAGCGTAAATCTGATTGATTTTTAATTAAATCATAAACAGCTTTATATGCGGGGTTAATAAGACTGCATCTGAAGTTCCTATCAAGAGAATATAGCATAAACCCACGTTTAGACCAATCTAATTTACTGAGGGCCTTATTAATTGCACGATAAGAATTAATCTTTAGAATATTAATATTATTTAATTTTAATACTACTGGTTTAGGAATGCCTATATCGCAATAGACCTTTTCCCCCGTTATATTATTTTGAGATTCAATATGATATAATTTTCTTTTCTCCATTTTAGTAACAAGTCTATTTTCTGGAACTTGTAGTAAAAACGAATATGTGAAATTTTTATCCAACGCATCATAATCAATCTTACACACCTTATCAAAATATTGTCTGAATGATTTCTCTCCACGGAATTTGGAATTTTCAGCATTAATACAAAATTTAGTAGAAACATTCCATCTACTCCTGTAATGGTATAAATTTATTAAAGTTCCTTCTAAATTTTCTTCAATCACGCATTTTCCTAAATCAACTTTTTCTATAAAGCTTTCTAGATCAATTGTTCCTTCGTTCGAATGGCAAACTATTTTTCCCGTATTCTTGTCTATAATAAGCCCTCTGCAACTTCTTTCAATTTCACTCCCATATGAAGCGTTATATTTAAATATTACCAAGTTATCGTATACTTTATAACTAATATTAGGATATTTTTTTGTTAAAATATCTAAAGCATTTTCTATATTATCCGCCAGTGTATTCAAATAGTTTAAAAATTTATGAACCATTTATATAATAAATATATATATATTTCTTTAATTGCTTTTAATATAAATATTTCACTTACGATATTTTTGTAAATAAAATATTCATGTATAATAGATATGGCTATTTTAGATAAAATCAATAATTTATTAAATGACGAAATAGTATTTTTATTTTATAATAATAAAAGGTCAGCCGAGAAATTTATAGTAAAAAGGGTTATTAAAAAAGAACAACAGGTTTTTGTTGTTTTTGAAAAAGGACCTGGTATTAAATTTGGAATAAAAATCAAAAATTCTATAACGACATATCCATCATTTAATAAAAAACACGGCTTCATAAATATTGACGAGATTATTACTACCAGAGATGATAAATTATACGACAATTTGTTAGAAAAAAATAACACTATACTTCAAAAAACACAAGAGCAGAAATTTTTAATTACTAAAAAAAATATTCCTACAATAAAAATTACCACTGATAATTATAAAGCTGATACTATTAAAAGCACCATTAAGGATAAAGTTAAGAAACTTATTAAAAATTTAATTAGTATTGATAATAAATATCGAGGGTTTTTAGAATTATTAAAAAAAGAGGATATTGATTTAAATAGGGTAACTAAAAATGCTAGAATATTTACAGAACTTCTCCCAGATAAAAAGGAATTATTACAGATACTGGAAAAAATTAATTTGGAATATAGACCTATTTTCGAGTGCTTAAAAAATAATAATTTTCATCTTACAAATATATCACCAATTGTATTAGACAGTCAGAAATTATTTTCGAGAAACGACGAAGATTCGCTTAAACTTATTGACGCCGACCGACGATTAAACAATACATATATTAATAAAACTCTCACCGATTTACACTCATTAACAGCCGACGCTAACAATGATATAGGAGATATTTTATTAGAATTAAATTTAAATAAAAATTTTTCTAAAAACTCTGGAGAAGGTGACGCCACGCAGTCATATAGAGAATTTATTAAAAAAACGTATGGGCACCCCGCGGTGATAATGGAAACAGAGCTTAATGATGATTTCAAAGACCAACCAGAACCCGTTCTGTTACAATTTGATTCTCCTAAATTATCCCATATTTTACCGAACCCCCGAAAAATTACTAATTTGTATCATTCCGTAACATTACCCCATACAAACGATATTTATCGATACTCTTATAAATCATCCGATAACAGTACTACTTCCTGTGTGTCTCTTAATTTTAATGAAGAAGGAAATACATCGTTAACGTATGAAAATAACAATATTATTAAAAGAAAATCAATAGATTCTATTAATTATTTAGAAGATATATATGAGGATTCTAAAATAGGAAATATTACAACATGCAACGGAACTAATAAATCAGGTGACAGGCTTTATTTAGGAGCAGATTATAAAAGTAGCGACTTAGAAAAATCCCAAATTAAGCCGCCGAAAAGAATACCGATTTTTGAGGGGGAGCAAGTATATGTGTGTGGGTTTTATATTCATAGTCCTAATCATCACAAAAAACATATATTTGGTGGTAACGAAATATACAATTTAGAAGATAATTCAAAGGAATACTACCCTATGTATTCAAATTATAAAACTATTTTAGATATAAGGGAAAATTATAAAAAACGCCCTATAAAAATTATTGAAAATTTAGATAGTGTATCTGATATATTTCGAAATTATAACTCTGATTTTGATTACTTTGTTATTATTGGTAAAATAAATACCTTTAAAAAAACAAATAAATTAACAAAAGAAGAATGGCTTAGTAGTATTAAGACTATTACTCCTAATTTAAGCCAGATACTCAATATTTTAGAACCGGAATTTGACGAAGTTCGCAGTATACAAGATATCGAGATTTTACTTAATAAATATAACGTGTCATATACAGATTTACCTAATACATCAAGTATGAATATTATGAAAAAAAATATAAATACTAATATGAAAATTGATTCGGAAAAATTAAATGAACATCTACAAACATATATCAATTTTAAGAATCAATCTAAATTGATGAATAATCTATTAAAAGAAATAGTGGAAGAGGGCGATTTTAATATCGACGAGTTTTTTGAAGAAAATTCTATTAAAAAGACTTTTCAGAAAAATATAAAGGAGGATTTATATAAATTTTGCCTAGAAAAAAAACCTAAGGGTGATGTAGATATGTTAGATTTTAGAGAAAAAGTATTAAAAAAATACAAATCTGATATTTTTTCGGATTTCGATGAAGAAAATAAAGATATTTTACAAAACATGTTAAATAAATTACCCAAAAATAGTATTGACTACAAAAATATAGGATTTTCAAAAAAATTATTAAATGAAATAATGTTAATTACTAAATGTCGCGCAAATTACCGATTAAATTCAAATTTAAAAAGTATTCTAGAGCTTGCTAATTTATACAAAATAAAAAATATTATTAAGGACGAACAGGATAAATATGAAGTTGATATGGAATTAAAAATAGCAGAAATGGAAAAAGAAATAGCAAATATATTAGATACCTATAATACTCAGAAAGATTCGGAAATAGATTTCTTAAAGAGATGTAAGGGTATTAGAATAGTAAAAAAATATACTTCCTTATACAAAATAAAAAAAGATGAAGGTAAATCCGTTTATAGAGATTTGGAATATGATACACTTTATGCCGATTTACACAGTTTATTTAAATCTATTTATAGGGATCCTCCATTCGGTTTAATAGATAGCGGATTATTAGGACTTAGTTCCCCAACCGATACTCTTATAGAGCAATTTGAAGACGCTCTTAATAATAAATATATTTATTTAGATAAGGAAAGTATTTCAAAGAAATCTACAGAAACTCTGGAAATATATAACAAACTAAAAATTAATTCAGCAGATTCCAACGTTGAAAAAGTTATAGAATTATTGGAAAATTACAGTAATCAAAAAAAATCAGAATTTTATAACTTAACTATAAATGGCGAACCGTTGCGAAACATCGTTAATCCTGGTGATATTTGCCTTATGGAAACTAAGGCAGAAAAATATCTATTTCTAAGAAGTGCGTCCGCGTGGTTCATGCTCAACGAGGAGGAATTTTTAGATACTCCTAAATCATTTATGTTCGACGATCCGAGTGTTCTTAACCTTCAGATAAATGAATTAGAGGCATTATTTAAAAAAACAGAAGCCAGCGCCGTCGATAAACAATCAACATGTATTAAAATCGACCACTATTCAATCCCAAAACCATTATTTAATTTAATTTCCAGTATAACCGAAAAGAAGAAATTTATAAAAAACTGTAAACTAATAATCTCGTATAAAAACACCATCGATACTGATATTTCAACCAAAATAAGCTCCATCGAACAAAATTTCAAATTTATTGATTCCTCGAAAAAGCTAAAAAGTTTACAAAGCATTCCGGTTTATATGAAATCTAAAAAATCATTAATTCCTTTATCAATTAAACAAAAATATAGAGCTATTTTTACTGAAGAAGATAAAGAAGTCCTGTTAAAAAGGTTATTAGAATTTACTGAACTTTATGGGATAGATTATTGTATGGGCGAGGATTGTGATACAGAAGAACAATCCCCTGAAACTGCTAAATTTTGGTATTATAATTCTAATAAATTTACTATGAAATTATGCTGTAAACACGATATGGAATATAAAAATTATATATATAAAAGTAATACTGATAAAGAATTAATTTTAGATAGTATAAAAAGGGATTATGGTGTAGCTGAGGGCGAGGCTTATATATGCAAATTATGTGGAAAACAGATAGACACCATAGAAGATAGTAGCTTTGAAGGGTTTACCCGAGATAACAGATTGATTTCTTTCAGAGAAGAGGTTAAGGAAATAGTACCTATAGAATTATTCGAAGAAGATATTTCTATTAAAACTGAGCTGCAGTTTTATAAAGATAACGCCATCTACCCTGAATTACTTGCTGTAAGATATTTAATTAGTGAATTAGGAATTAAAATTAAAACAGACGACTTGGGTTATATAATAGGAAAAATTAAAGATATATCGTTATTAGAGGTTTATGAAAAATTTATTAAAACAAATATTATCCAAGAATGTATGAAAAAAACTTATCTTTTCACCAAAGCTATCAAAAAATCTAAAAAAGATAAAACCAAACCTAAGAAAAAGAAAAAGAAAACAGGTGGTGGATTGGAAAATACAGACTTAAAGGCTGATGTATTAGAAAATATAAAAAAAACCAAAATTTTTAAAAAATTAAAAAAACATATAAGCTCAGATAGTTCAGAATTAACTGAACTAGAAGAATTATTCAAAGAAGAATTAAAAAAAGAAATAGTCAAATATAATAATAAATATAGTGAACGAGAAATTTCGGTAAGTGATGGGGATTTATTGCAAAATATAGATGATATAAATAATTTAATTAAATTCATGAACGCCGATAGTTCATCCAATAAAGTTATTTTAGTTTTACTTACTAATATACAAAAATTATTCAATATGTTTTTTAGGGGGGTAAAATTTTTAATTGGTATAAAATATTTAATACTTATTTTACAATATGGTTTGCCTGAATATAAAATAAATCCTTATTATCGGATATCGGATAATCCAGCTCTTAGAACAGAAAGTGATAACTTTTTAATCGAAAATCTATTTTATAATCGAGAGTATATTGTCGATAATATTTTTAGAATAATGGAAACTACATTAATGAAAAAACAAGAAGGTCAAAATATTAGGAAAATAGTAAATATTTTTAAAAATATCATAGGATTACAGGTGATATTCGCCATAACGCCTAAGGAAATGTCTTCCTCAAATAGAAAAAAAACTATGTTTCTCAATAATTTAATAATTTTTGAGGGGGCGGATATTAAGGAGGAGATTGCTTCTATGAAAAAATCAACTTTATTGAAAAAACTAAAAACTTATTTCCGTAACAAAATATTAGAAGAATCAGAGGAAATATTAATTCACGATGATATAATAAATACTTTTAAAGTAGATAGAGTTAAACATGAATATAAACGTTCTCAAGAAGTAGACAAGTCCTATTATTGGAATGAATTCCTCCCCCTTATCGAGACTGACAAAATATCGAGAATATCAATTGAAAAAATATTGAAAATTACCAAAACAAGTCAAATATCTGAATTCAAATTAAATGAATATTTAAATGATTTAACCAACAACTATATTTTCTATATTAATAAAATTATCGGCTTGCATATAAATATATTTGACGATGTATTCAGTAAATATACCACATCACTGGCCTTTAGTAAAATAACCTTTAAGTTTACCGATTATTTTAATATTGAGAATTTCGATTCTCAAAAAATCGATTTCCCCGTAATTTTTAACGGGGACTCTGATATTATACAAGAGCAAAAGGACCTGTTTATCGAATATATAAACAAACTGAAAAAAATTATAGAACATATGGACCTAATTAATTCAAAATTAAGCCATTCGAGAATAAAACAAAAAACACCAATATATTTATTTGCTAATAATAATATTTCTGCTAGAAACTTACAGGAATATACCAACTTTGAAATATTATACGAAGGAAAACCGTTGAAATATTATTTAGAACGTCTTAAAAAACTATTTACAACATATCATATTAAATCGGAACATTTGGATGCTGATAATAAAACACCATTAACATCGAGAAGGATCTTTGAGACGGTAAGGGACCCACATTTTGAAAAAATTCTTTCATTATTAAAAAAACAAGCAGAAAACCCAACCACAGATACTTCTTCGCAGAAAGAGGATTCGGGTAAAGAAGAAGAAGAGGTTACTAATATCGTTTCAAAATATTTAACTTTAGTAGGGGATAGCTCAAATATCATAATTGAGCAAATTAAAAAATATACACCTGATAAACCGAGAGGAATCATCGAAACATTCTTTTCCGATGAAAATAAAGGAGAATATCTAGTTGACATAATAACGGGGGAATTTAAGGACTTAACTGAATACGACGTCGAGCAACAGCATGAAGAATACACAATTGACCAATTAAAGGCGGTAATTGATATTATTGAAAGTAAAATATATAATTTAAATTCGGCAGAAGAAGAATCGACTGAGTTCGAGTCCAGTTTAACCTTTAAAGGAGCATATATAGAAGGCTTAAGTCATATCGAAAACTTAATTAAAAAAATTAAAACAGATAGACAAGAAACTGTATCTAATGTGACAGATATAACAAATATTATAGACGACCCTCTTATATCTGAAATAGTCTTAGTATATACAGAGTTTCAATCTATTACTTTTGTTACAAGTGCTGGATTTGTTAAAGAAATAATTAAAAACTCTCTTACCACAGAGCAGAAAACTCTATTTACTGATGTATTTTTAGAAAATGATAATAAGATTTTATTATTTTACAAGGAAAAATTAGATGAAATTAAGGCCGATTTAAAAATTATTTTAGCCGATGAAAAGATAGGCGATGAACCAGCCGTTGATTTAGAGAATGATTTTTATAAAAATAAGATGGATACAGATTATAAAAATGTGCTATTAAGTATATTTATCTATCTGTTTAAATTTTTAATTACTAAAAGTCTCAATTGTTATAATAAATATGAAAATTATATAGTTAGAAATATATGCACAGAACCAGAAAACAATAAGAAATTCAAGACTTCACTCGGTAGGGAGGAATTAGAAGTTATAACCGGTATTTATACTGACCGCTACACCGATATGTGTAATTTAATGGACAACTCGGATTTAAATAAATATCTTGATGATTTTAAAAATACATGTATAAAATGTCGCAATATTTTAGACTTAATCGATAATACTATCCTTTCTGTAGAAATGAACATCGTTCTGGTTAAAGATTTAATATTGAAATTTTTATATTTTGTTTCAGAAGTATTTAAAAACCATACGGAATATGAAACGTTGATTTACAAATTATTTTTTGCGGAAGTCGAAAGTATCTTTGATACATACGGAACCAGAGAATACGATATCCAAAATTATATGAATGTTAAGAAAACGAAAGGTAACGAAAACCGGAAAAGAAATTTTGATAAGAAGTCTACAGAAGATAAAATTTCACATAAACTATATAGACGATTTAATTTAGGAGACATGTTGGAAGTAGGTAATATTATTCCAGAAGAAAATGAGATTGGGGAAGAGTATGAAGAGGCAGCTTATGATCACGAAGACCCAAACATTGATAACAATTAATACGATATAAAAATTAATATTTTTTATCTCCTATTTATATAAATTAAAATGTTAAATATTCGATTTTCTACAATAAATTTAATAACGATATACTTAATAGTAGCTTATGTGATTTGGTTATATAAACCAACTGTATTTTTCAAAGATGACGGAGGATTAAAGTCGTTTGGGTTACGAGAAAATGAGACAATTTTTTATTATCCACTCACTATGATATTTTTATCTATTATACTATTTTATCTATTTGAATTAAAAAATTAAAAGATAATATTATACTATAATAGATATATAATGAGTAAGAAGGATTCTATAAGCGATTTATTAAGAGGTAAAATAGATTTTGGAAAGGTTTTCACTAAATCAGATGGAAGAATTGATAAAACTGCGTTAACTAATTTTACCCATAAAAAGACTATGCAAAGTAAGAATAAGATTTTTCAAAAATATATTTTAAAGAAAAAATTCGATTTGGAAGGTATTTTAAGTGAAAATGATAATATAAGTAATTTTAAATGCACAACATTTTTTACTAAAAATAAAATTGCGGAATTTCAATTCTTTCCTAATATTCTTGAAAAATATGAGCCACTTTTTTATAATGATTATGGTATATTGAGTTATTATCGAGGGCGAAAAAAAGGTTTAGAAGAAACTATAGCAGCAGATACTGAACTTCCACATGATACAATTAGTGCTCTTTTGCGTGCTAAAATTTTAGAAGATGGCGAAGAGGACACCGATGATAAAAAAAAATATTTTGGGGAATTAATCGGGACGTTGCAACAGGTGATTGATGGTGTAACGGAATGTAATATTATAATTGCTATAATACCTTATAAAACAAGTGAATTTAATTCAATTTTAGTTAATAAATCCTTTTCCGAAGATAAAAAAACAATCGGTTTTAGATTTTATTCCAAGGTTCTTTATGGTGATGATGGGGGGAAATCAATATGTAAGGAGTTGTCGAAGTCCTCCACAGGAGGTGCAAGAATAACAACAACAAAAAAAAAGCAGACTTCCCACAAATATGAAAATGAATTTCATATAGGATTTTTAGCGTTGTTTAAATTAAAGGATGATGATAGGTTTTCGTTAAATTTAGATTTATCACCATGCAACGCAATACTGAAAGAATATTTAGACGGTGCTGAAGAGGAGGTGGTAGATGACGGAGTGGTAAGTGATGGAGTGGCAGGTGATGCCACACCAGTTGAAGAAGTGGAAGAAGCGAGTGGAGAGGACGTAGACGAAGAAGACCTAGGCCAACAACAGGTCGAAACAGGTGAAAAAATACCGAACGAAGCGGTCAGTCCTGTGGATACAACCAGTAAATCAAATCAAATAGAATTATGCGAAGGACTAGTTATCCCTGAATCATATTTTAACCAAGGATTAGAAAAAATAGAGATTAAAGATTTTAAAAACGAATTTAATTCATTTTTATTAGGTCCTAAAATAGAAGGTAATTCTTCCAGGAAATTATTTAGTTATATCGAGGGTTCTAATAAGCCTTCTAGATTTATAGGATTTTTCAGAGAAATACCAGGGAGGGACACACGAGACTTAGAATGTGAAATTATCTGGGAAGCAGATTGGGAAAATGATTTTATCGTAGAAGATATAGAAAATACAAAAAAACCCACACACAGTTCATTTGTCGATATAGGCGAGGCTTCTGAAAAAAAGACTAAAGGGAAAATAGTTAAATATTTAGAAAGAATAACTATTATTGAAAATAAGGTAAATAGACCGTCTATATATAATAAGGAAGATGGTCCATTAAAGGCATTTGATGTGCGAGGGGGAGGGAATAGTTTATTTTACGCGCTCGCTAATTCGTTAATACATAATAAAAATATATACGATTTTAGCACAATTACGACCGATTTAATAGAACCCGAATTTATAGAAATACATGGAAATGTGAGACCTATTTATAAAAATTTTGCGAATAAATTAAGGGAATTATCGTCTAAAATTTTACTCAAGGCCTTTACAAAATTACATAACGATATTGTTGATAATATTGAGTTATATAATAATGTTGATTATCCTGTAGAAGATAGTGACGAAGTGTATAAAAGCACGATGAACGAATTAATAAACCAAAGAATCAATTTAATTCAAATAGTAGAGGGGGGTTCTGAAACTACTATTGGTCTTGAAACAAAAATTCACGATAAAATAGTAAAATATTTGAAAAATGTCAGAGAGAGGGACGGGTTGGGTGGGGCGATTGAATTTGAGGCAATTTGTAGTTTTTTTAATGTTGGTGGACAAATTATATCCTCGGCTGAAAAGTCAGATGACACGTTATTAAAAATCGAAAAAGAAAACGCCCGCGTTAAATTTCCGATTGATGATATAACTTTTACTGATAGTATAGAATCGCTGGAGGAATCAGATAACGCAATTTTTATTGCTTTGGATAAAAAACATTATATTAGTCTTATACCTTTCCAGAGCTTAAAATATACAAGTTATAACTATTTATTTCAAAGCGATAAGTTGAGTGTGGGAATTTCAATTCCAGGTAATGCAGGTAAAAAGGAATTTAAAATATCAGATTTACATGATTCAGCGTCCACTATATACGACGACGACTTTTTAGAAAAAGGACACGATTATATACAATGGTTGTTTCCTATAAAGAGCGATTCTATTTATGGACCTTCTGACTCGCAAAAAACTATATATTGGCCAGACGGTAAAATAAAAAAAACACCAAATCAATTAACTTTAACAGATAACGATATTAAGTTTATTAAAAATGACCCCACCAAAGTACCATTAAATAATTTATTAAAATCTGTAATGATAATGCTAAGATTTTATGGACTAATGATAACAACCTCGGATAATACGGAATTTGACGGTAATTATTCCGAATTTAAGCTAATTGAAAAATCATTTAAAATAGTTAAATTGACCGACCCGATTGAGGTAGATAAGCGCTTCAGAAATCTACTAAAAAAACCACATAACTATAAAAGAATTTCTAGAATAATACTTTATTTAAAGTCTGTAGGGATGGCTAAATTAGGTAGAAAAATTATAGAAAAATTAGAATATGAAATAATCGACGACACAGGAAGCTTAAAAAATAATAAAGCAATTAAAAAGTCTCTTGAAAATCATTGGAAAAAATTAATTTAAGGAGGGTTTTATTTTCTTGTCATATATTATAAAAATGAAAACCGTTGGTTCTAGAGCTGAAGTATGGCACGGAAATGCCTTAAAAACGTCTGGTGGTCTTACTAAAGACAAATTAACTAAAAACAAACACGGACGAATCGTCTCAAAGGCCAAACAGGCATTAGGGCGAAAAGCGCTTAAGCATTTACACGACGCGGGGTATGTAGCCGTCAAAGGTAAATTCGGTGTATCCAAAAAATCACCAAAGAAATCACCAAAGAAATCACCAAAGAAATCACCAAAGAAAAGACGCAAAAGTAATAAAAAGAGCAAATCACCAAAAAAAAAGAATAAATGCTAAAAAATAATATACTATTATTTAATGAAAAAAGTGAGATTTAACAATATAGTTAATGTTAAATATTACTCTCCTAATGAGTCTACTAAAATACATGATAACAAAAAAAATAAACTGCATCGGAAAATACACAGTAAAAGGAATAGATATGTATTTTGGGTTATAATGTTTTTACTTATAGTAGCTTTTATATTTATCACAAGTGGTGGGATTTAATCAATCGTCTGTGTCTTCCTTTAATTCTAAGTAGTCATTATATTTTTTTAAATTAGCCATTATATCAGCAGGACATAGCGAACAATTATGTTTAATAGACTTTGTATATATATATTTGGTTATAAATATATTAGCTATAAATATAATTATGGAAAATAGACCAAATTTTAAAATTTTTTGATTACCCATAATTTTTCCTACTTGGGGTGATACCATACCGGATGATTGTTGCCCCAACGTATCTATAGATTCTTTAAGTTTTGCAGAATTACCTATTAAAAAATACGTCACCGTAATTATTGCTGAATTAAATATTCCATGAAATATAGCTCTGATTTTACCTGTTTTACCACATTTCTTTCTTGAAGACTCCATAGATACTATACCCCCATAAACAAAAAATAATAAAGCATAAAATATTATAGAGAACTTTACGTTCCCCGATATTACGAAATTAGACACTAAAGAGGCCATTACGCTAAAAACCATAGCATACATTATTAATTTTTTTTCTATTTTTTTCATATTATTATATAATAAAGATAATAATATGGACCCCCAGCTTTTAGAATTATCAAAATTTAACAGCGATATAATAAATGTAACAATTAAAAGGAATAGCTTTATATTCAATTTTTTTATGTGTGTGATTTTTATAGCAGCCGTTTCTATATTTATTTATATTAGCTATAAAGATAAAAATAAATTTACCAAAGATAACACTTTAAGAAAACTGTTATTTATAAAGCAGAATACCTAATATTAAAATATATTATATATTATAATAGAATAATTATGAAACCGAAAACTAGACCCTACAGAACAGGAGCTATATCTATTGAGCAAGCCAGAGAAAAATTTCATGAATATTATGACAACAAACATAGAGCAAGTCCGATTGCTCTTTTCAGGGCAAAATTGTTTGATATGATGTATACGAAAAAAGATAAATTTTTAATTAAGTGCAATAATACAGATGAACACGATAAAAAAAATGATATAGCGCCTGGTATGTGTGAATCTGGATCGGTAAAATATTTATTAGAGGAGGGACCTAAAACATTCGACGCTGAATGGGTTGATTCTTTTCCCGATGGAACCAAATTTAATTTGGAAAAAACGGATGGAACCATAGGCGACTATATTGCTTTAGGTCATACCAGTAAATTATCTAAAGTGGATGGATCGAAGCAAGTTAAAGAGAAAGGTGTTTATGGGCCAAGGGTTCGCTCTAATAAAAAATTATATGCCGAATATTTCAGAAAACAATATAAAGACCGAAAAGATGCCAAAAAATCGCCGGGAAGTAAAGGTTTTAAAAAACAGAAATCCCGTGGCGAAATAAGAGGCACAACAAACGAGTTAGTTGATATTTATTGGGATAAGTATTATTCCGAAAATTTAGAAAGAAAAAATAAAAAAACGGGCAAGAAAAAATCACAAGAAATAGTATTTAATTTTGCCTTGGGTGTTTTAGATTACCATAACGCTGATAGTTTATTAACCGAAGACCAAATGACAGATAAAAATAAAAAATATACGCTTGTTCTGGTCGATGGTAAACTGGTAATAAATTATAACAATATGGAATTATCAAGTAGTTTAGAAAAAGATATATTAGAAGATTTTTTAGAAAAATTAAAAATCCAAAACTATAGCGCGACCGATAAAAAATTTATGTTTAATAAAAAACTCAAAGACACCAAATATTTTAAACTAGTTTTTATATCTGATGACGATGATACGGAAATGACTGTAATTTTAAATATCGTAACAGGTAAATTATATGATGAAGGCGATTTAACTAAAGTAAAATTTGCTTCTTTATTAGATTTCTGGCAAGAAGAAGATGATTTTTCAGCCGAAGATTTAACTTTTAAAGAAGATTCATCCGGTCCATTTAAACAACAAGGTGGAAATAATAAATACGAGACTGAATTTAAAGTAACTGATTATGGAATAATTGGGGGTGGGGTGCATCCAGAATCGTCCGATGATGAATATTCATATTTTGAAGATTCGGATTCGTAATCAGATAAAGATAATTAATTTAAATATATAACTATAATATAATTATATACTTATGGAAGGCCTTGAAACATTAGATTTTAATAATTTCGTGAAGAAGGTTTTATCTCAGGGAAACTCTTCTGTTGATAATAACGTAGTAAATATAATAAAGGAGTTCTATTCGCTTAAATTACAAAACGACGAACTATTAAAAAATCCTAATAAAAAAATATTGAGAACTATACCAGACTTCGTCAAAATGGCGAAAGCCGATTATAATAAAGAAACCAATAAAGGTTCTCCTGTCAAAACTAATTTACCGATTGTCTTTACAGAGGAATCCCGTTGTTTATCGATAAATATTAGAGATTTTGAAAATAAAAAAGATATTATGGAAGTTAAAATTAATATAGATTTTCAAAATATTAATTTAAATAAATTAGCTAATCTTGAAAAAGAATTACTACTTTATGGGATAAATAGTATTAAAAATAAAAAAATTTCTATACAAAATATTACTTTAGAAGAAAAAAGAATTAGTAAATTGGAATCACTTAAGGAAGATTGGAAACAATTAAAAGACACCATTTCCAAATTTACTATAAAAAATTCAAAATTATTAGCTAAAATTAAAAAACTAAACGAGGATAACACCAAAGTACATAAAAATATAATAAGTCGTTATAATTCTTCAGAATTATTGAATTTCGAGAATAAATTATTTTTAAAAAATATTACCAACAGTAGTTTAGACGGGGGGGACAAAAAAAAGCTAATAGAATATTATATAACCAATAACATTATTATTAATAAATACAACGAAATTAACTCGTTGATCGATAATTCACAGCATGAATTTATTGGTTCGGTTGTTTATAATAATAGTAGTGAAATTGACTCAAGTAACATTTATATAACCCTTAGAGAAACCAGTACCACTATGATGGATATTACTGATTTAAATGGTAAATTGATGAACGTTGATAAAAATGACTATACCCTTATTTATGATAAAATTAATAATATATTACCCAAGATACAAGATATTTCGGATAAAATAATTATTAATAATTCTTCGCTAAATATTACTAAAAGTGTCCCAAAGGAGTCTATCTTATATAAGGGTAAAAGTCCAATTATATACAAAGAGCCGGTAAATAGTTATATAATTAGAGAGTATAACGATTTATCGGATACTGCATCCGATACTGATTCATTTATTTCACAGGAAATTTTACAAATACCAATATTTAAATTAGTCAATACCTTTAAAGACTTAAATTCACTTATTGACAGCGATTCAGAAGAGAAGATTTATATTTATCCAGGAATAAATAATAGTAAAACAGGAGGAGGCTTAATTAATGCTTTAAAGGATGGTATATTAGTTAAGGAAGAATGTGGACCAAATAAAACTTTAAATTCGATAAAAGATTGGAGAAATAAAATTACAACCAGTTATATAAATTACTATAAAAATAACGGCGAAACTTTACCTATAGTAGTTGACGGAAATTGCTTTTCATCCGTTTATAACTATATGATGTTTTATTTAAATAGCAATAATCCCGACAAAGCAGATATATATAAATTAGAAGGAACGAAGGGAGGGAAACTTAATTCAACGGATATAGAGGAATTATATACTAAATTTAATCAAAAAGAAGAAAAGCTTTCAGATGATTCTGAAATGTTTTTTTACGAAAAAGATAACGATTTACAAATACCCAATTACTTATTAGAATTTTTAAAAGCTACTATAGCTAAATTTAGCCAGAGTGAATTATTAAAAACAATTTTAGTAGCAACTAACGATTACACAATCATAAATGCTATATGTGATAATTCCAGTGCGGGCGAATATGAAATTTTTAAAATCTTTATTTTAGCGCGAAAAATAATACGGAACGGGACAGTATTAAATGTTTATTCCAATTTTAATTTAGATTTAGAAATGTCTAAAAAGGTAATTACATCAATTAAAAGTAAAAAACTAAATCAATTTATAACTATTAAAGCTGATAAACTAATCACCAGACAGAAACAACTAAAAGAGGATGTAGTAGATTACTCCGATTTTTCTTATCCGGAATTAGATACAGACGTTTTTATGATGAAAGTAAGGGAAATATCACAAGCAAAATTACTAAAAAAATATGTTACTGAAGTGTTGGGTAAGATTTTATATAATGTTCCTGGAAATGGTAACTGTATGTTTTACGCGTTCGTCCTAGTTTTATATGAAAAGGGTATATTTGCTAATTTAACGGGTAATTTAAAAAAAATATTCAATAAAAAAATACTAACTCCCACTTTAGAAGGGGTGACTATAAATGATAGATTACACAATAAACCTATTTTAAAATACGCGGCCCTTGAAATAAAAAAAATTGTAGGAGAAATAATAGAATTTAATTTTCAAAAATACAAAGAGTTCAGCGATTCTCTTGATATAGAAAAAACCAACGAGAAAAAGGTATATTATGAACTGGTAACGTCGGGGGGTGAAAATATATTAGTCGTTACAGATGAAGTAATAGACTCCCAGGCTCCAAAAAAACTTCGAAACGTTTACAAATCTTTAAGAAATTTAATAAATTTTGTAGAATATAGTCGCGTTTACAGTAATATGGAAGACTATATAACGTCTATTAAAAACGACGTTAGAATGGTAGGTGATTTCGAGAAGGGTTGGGGTGGAGAGTATGAATTATTTGTGCTCAGCTCGTTATTTTGTGTAGATATTTGGTCCATTCCTAGCAATTACGAAGATATCGATTTAGAGAATTTTCAATTTACATATGCGGAGTTTTCAAAAAATTGTATTATTCCTGATAAGTATAAACAATCCTTCTCTAAGATAGAAATTGTAAAATTGGGACATATATTAAATTCCCCACAAAACAATAATATTATCAATTATATGGCCATAGTCGATAACCCATATTTTGAATCTGAATTAAGTGAAAAAATAATTACAGAAGAGCGCGAAGAAGAAGAAGATTTGCTTACTTTAGTTGATATGGGTTTCGGTATAGATAGTTCCCGGAAGGCATTAATCGTGAGTAAAAATAATTTAGAGGGGGCGGTTAATTATCTTCTTAAATTTGCTAAACAACAAGCTGAATTAGTAGAAGGGGTGGATATGTTTAATATTGATTTCCAGACAAATAACTTAGAAGTTGTTATAAGTGGGTCTAAAACATATATAAGTGATTTTCACGAAGATGGGGTATATTTTGGAAATTATGAATTTTTAGAGGAGGCACATGATTATATACAATGGTTATTTCCCAACGAAGATTCATCCTCTTACAGCGGCGATACGCGATTTATATTAAAGACTAAAGAAAAAAAAATATTAAAAAAAAGCGCTCTGGCAAAAAATAATTTAATAGAATCCTTTAAGACTATGTTTGATTTTTATGGTGGCTCTTTAGAGATTACATATGACGACCGTTTGGATTCCCCGGGTTTTAATTATCGAAATAACGAGGAGCATTTGGATAGGATTTATAATATAAATAACAAATTGCATAATTGCTTACGAATAACTCGAATTCTCACTTATTTAGATTTAATGGAAATGTTTTCACTAAGAGATATGTTTTTAAATTATTTGATTGAAAGTATATTTTTTTGGAAAGCGTCTTCTAGGGTAATTTGGAAACCGCAAATATTCGATTCAATACGAAATTATTGGATTCCTTCCATAAGTGATTCAGAGCAACTACAATATTTTATAGATGTTTTTAATGCTAAGATGTCTGGGCGCGAAGAGGCAGGTACTGGCACTGAAGAAGCCGAAACTCCTAGTACCTTTACAGGTGGTAGTAATAAAATAAAAGCTCTTAGTAATACAAAAGTGTTTGAATCTTTAGAAGATTCTTATATGCAATTCCCGTATAAATATAACGATAAAATTTATGATATTGTATATGTTATATATGGTGATGAAAATTTAAAACAAAATACAGAGATTTTAGGGTTTTTGCATAAATCTAATAAAATAATATATGACAAAAATATTAAAGTAGGAACTAATCTTGATAATATTTTAGAAGAGGTTCATAATAAAGTATGTAAAAAGCAATTATTATTAGATAAGATGCAGATAGAAAAATTAGATTACAAAAAAGACATAGAAAATAATAATGTTTATATAGAAAATAAGTTAATTGGAAGATTATTACGTAATGGAAAAATACGATTTAATTAGTTAAAATTTACTAAAATAAAAATATCTTATTATTTTAATAACTAAAATGGATAATTCCTTGGATTTAATAAGTGATATAAATAAACAAATTAAAAAATTGTCTAATAAAACCCAAAAAGGTGGAGCAATCAAAAAATTAAAATCTTTCCGCGATAATAAATATAAGTTTTTATCAACTAAAGAAAAAACCCTTCTTACTCAAAAAATAAATACCATTATTGCTGGAAAGGGAAAAAATATATCTAAAATTCATTATGATTTTTTCGAAATAGAAAATAAGAAGAAATACAACGATGTTGGTAAACGGGGTCAACTATCAAAAGAACTTGAAAAAATAATTGGCGGAGCTGAGAAATTTAAAAAAAATCCCGATATAGAACAGCTCCTGGAGACAAAAACCACAACGGATATTATTAATACTGAAATGATTGACGATTTAATTAAATTAAAGGGTGGTTCGGCTCGTAGCGGTAGCAAGAAGCGCCCAACGAGAAAAGCCCGCCCAAACACAAAACAAAGTGGGAAGAAGAAGGGTGTGAAAGGGAAAAAGAAGTCGGGCGCTAAAGAGAAAAAGACTGACGCTAAAGGGACAAAGAAGTCGGACGCTAAAGAGAAAAAGACGGACGCTAAAGAGAAAAAGACTGACGCTAAAGAGAAAAAGAAGTCGGACATAACGGGTAAATCAAAATCAAAAGAACCGTCTCCTGAACCGCAATCGGTTGGTGCTGCTCCTCTGTCACCAACAGCTCTTGCAATCAAAGACGCGGTGACGATTCCATTACCCAACCCATCTATGATTCTCACCCCTCATCTTCCCGCTAATTCAGACTTAATGCCAGCTGGTCCTTTAGTTATAACAGATGCGACAATCCCACAAGTTCCTACTTCAGATGCTCCACAAAAATGTAATCCAAGTACAAAGGAAGCTATCATAGATATATTCAATAAAATAACAGGTAACAAGACAGGTAACAATACAGTAGTTAAACAAGGTATATTCGTGCGTGCTATTAAAAAAAGCGAACATAAAAAAGCTATTAGAAATTTTTTTGGATTACCGACTGATACCGACGTTCATGAAAGTTCACAAGAAGGGGCAGATTTGATAGCAAAATTAACATTATTATTTCAAACTATAGATGCGGATGGTGATAAGATTATTAGTCAAGATGAATTATTAAGTTATTGTGCGTCGGAGACATTAGCAATTGTTCCTTCTGGTGTTAAGTCTGATACATCCGCTGCAGATACCACACCGGCTACACCTGTCCCACCGTCTACAGATGCCACGACGACTACATCTTCTAATGAAGGTGCTAAAATATGCAATTTATTAGAAACTTTATTTAAAACAAAAGACTTAGCAGAGGGCGATAAGGTGTTTGTGAAAAAGTTAAAAAAAATGCAAGAAGATTTAGAAGACAAGCTTAAAAAGGATACCAATAGTGATTTAAAATTAACCGAGGCACAAAAAACCCTATATGGTAATAAATTAGCAATCGAATTATTCCAAATTTACGCGGAATTTAATACCCAATTATTAGAAATATTAGAAGGTCATACAAAAGGCGGTGCTTCTTCTGCGTTAGTAGTAAAGCCTGAAAATTTAAAACGAGATCAATATGCTTATATTATGAGTCTTTTCGTTGATAAAGTAAGCAAATTATTAGGATGGTTTGAAAACCCACCTTACTTAAATTCTACAACACAATTAACAAATAAACCAGCTGGAGCGGTTGTAAAAGTAGAAACCGTCAATGAAGATCCTCAACCTAAACCAGATTCCCCTAAAGCGGCTGGCAATAGAATAGAGGATGGATCAGCTTCAAAGGTTCCAAATCACCCTCTTGGGTCAACTGTTGTCGGCACGCGTGGTTCGACTCGAGATCCTGCGCCCCCAGCTGTGAGCACCTGATGCCCGACGGACCAGTCGTTATGCGGACACATGGCTAAAATTAAATTAATAAATATAGAATTATTATATAACTAATATAATAATGGATATATCCAAATATATAGATTTAAAATGGTTCTTAATAGCATTTGCGGTGGGTCTGTTCTTTGTGTATACAACAATGGCAAAACCGACCATTGTAATTAAGTATCCTACTCCTGAAAACAGCAAAGATATGATTTTTAAAGATGATGTAGATAATTGCTATAAGGTTAAAACAAAGGAGGTTAAATGCCCCAAAGGACGCCGAGTAGACAGCGTACCTATTCAAAAAACTTTAGAACATTTTAAAAAAAATACTCTAAATTAAAATATTTATTTATATTAATAAGATGGGATTCTTTGATAATATGACTAAAGATAAATATGGAAAAATTATAATATCTGTTATTTGGGGGCTGGGTTTAGCTGCTTTGTTTAGAAGAGTATGTGAAGGTCGAAACTGTATTGTAATTAAAGGACCTAAACCAAAGGAAATTGATAATAAAATATATAAATTCGACGAGAAATGTTTTAAATATAATTCGTTTCCATCAAGCTGTAAAGAAAAAAAATAAAAAATCTATTCGTTTATATTTGAATTATTTTATTTATATATATAATTAAAATAATGTCTGGTAGCTCTGAATTTCAAATGCAGCAAGATGATTCTACAATGGTTGATGATATATTAAACGAACTTAATAAAGAAAATCCCGTAACCGCGCAAGTAGAAACATCCCAACAAGCGATGCAACCCCAATTGCAAATCCCAGCCCCTAACTCAGCTCCCATGCCTTCTCCCTTAGTTCAGCCAGAACAAAGTATACTGAATACTATTACTCAAGGCGCCGCGGTAGTTAATACCCCTATTTCAAATAAAACTGTTTGGTGGAAAGTTGTTTTAAATCAATTAAAAACCCCCACAGTATTGGCTGCGATAGTATATCTGTTTTTTAACCCACTTACTCGTAAATTACTTAGTAGATATATACCAAAGGTATTTCAATCTACAAGCTTATTGAAACAACACTTTGCTGTTTTAACACTTTCTTTGATTGTAGGAATTTCCTTCTTATTGGCCAGTAAAATATTATAGAAATTTATTATCTCTTTATTATAGTAAATGGATTCTAATAATTTAATAATACTATTATTAGGTGTTGTCTCTCTATTTCTTATAAAAGACTATTCTAATAAATCTATAGGTATTTTAATATTTGGAACAATATTAGTCGGCATGTGTATAACAAATGATGTGCTATTATCGATATCATTAGGTTTAATTTCAGGGAGTTTATTTACTCTTATTTTCCAAAAGAGGTCTGAAAGTTTCGAAGATTATAAGAAACGGAAATCTACATAAATGATAAACTAACTAAAATATAATAGTATTATATTAAAATGTATAATAAAATTATTAATCCAATTACTGGGGAAAAAGTAAATATATTCGGAAAGTTAGGTAGAAAAATTTTAGAAAAATATATTCATAAATTATCGGGCGGTGCTCAGTCTATACAGGTGTATAATAGATTTAATCCGTTGTCTTGGAAATACCCAAAGGAGGAAGACCTTGACGATGATGAATTTGACCAATTGCAGAGACAAAGAGCATGGTTACCCCGAGGAACAGAAGAATCATATTTAAATGACGCGTATAACACCGATAACAACGATATTGTTACAGTTAATAGTTCTCAGATTTCCCCCGGTGCCGCAGTCAAAACTTCCGGAAATGTAGTTGGCGCTATAAATATTCATAGTAAAGGGGTGGACGTTATGAAGGAGTTAAAACGCGACGCAATAAGAAAAGGCTATTTATTATATGAGGTTCGGGGTCAAAACGAAGCAGCATTACGTAAAATGATAGAGGATAAATCTAAAGTAAAAGTCGAATCACAATCACCCGCATCCACTTCTGCTTCATTAGATTCACCAAGTCCAGAAACCTCATTAGAGACACCAAGTCCAGAAACCTCATTAGAGACACCAAGTCCAGAAACTTCATTAGATTCACCAAGTCCAGAAACTTCATTAGATTCACCAAGTCCAGAAACCTCATTAGATTCACCTCGTTCACCAAGTTCCCCCTCTTCCGTGATTGAGGTAGCGTTACCGGGTGTATCTACTACAAAGAAATCACCACTCCTACGCGAAGATGCATTTCGTCATTCCAAACCAATTGAAAAATTTACAGAAGAAACTTTATGTGAAAAGAATATACACCAGCGAACATGTTATAAGCGGTATTCAACGCTTGTATATGGATTGCAAGAATATTTCGTCGAAAAAATCTTAAAAGTAGAACCACATAATAGCATTTTATCGAATTATAAAATATTATCGTGTAAAAAATACAGGTCTAAGGTAAATATAGCTATCCAAGAATTATTGAATAAAAAAGATATAAAAAAATGGGGGTTTTATTTAAAAACTAATACCGCTAAATGGGAAATAGATATTGAATTAATAAATATAAGCGATAAAGATAAGAAATGGCATATAGCGAAAAAATATATTTTTACAGATTTTCCTATTGGTTCTAAAAGAGAAAAATTATTTACAAAACAGCATCGACGAACAGCTAGAAAAGAGAAAATAAAGGAATTAAAGAAAAATATACAGGACTGGAATGAAAGACGAATAAATAGAAATAAATTCGCATGTTATATTTTAAGAAGAAATGGGTTAATACATCCAAAAATAAAGTACCCAATACAATCTATCCTTGATAAAGATGCGATAGAATATTGGAATAGACGACAAGGAGGTAATTTACGTACATATTATAGACTTAGAAGCGAATGTGGTGAGGCTTATATTGGAGGGGCGACTAAAAAAGAATTAGGTGATAAGCAAATTTTAAATGCCGATAATTACAGCTATAAGATAGAACAAGAATTATCATGTTATGATATAGGGTATTATTTATACGATGCTTGGGATATTGAGAATGAGCGTGTATATATAGGAGGGGGTATTTATAACTATATTATTAATCCAAAAACCCTACAAAAAGTTAATATAAAAAGTAGATTGGGTAAACATATATTAAATAGTTATTTAAACAATAATTAAGTATTCATATATTAATTAACCAATATGACGAAGTATTTATATTTAGGCTTTATATATTTTCTCTACTAATCATCTTAATAATTTATGAGAAAATTATATCTACGCCTCCTCTACGTCATTTGTTATTTGCAAATATCGCGATTATATCATAATATTTTTGTGGCCCGCTGAAAAAATCCCCCAATACCCACTTTATATTCGGTAGCCCCGTTTAAAATATAATATTCTGGATATGCTACCCCAAGTCCATATAAATTTTTAGCCAAAAGCCCTGTTTCGTTAAATGCCCGGTCTATTATTAAAGGTTTTTCGTTTATTTTAATACTCAAATTTCTTCGGACTAAGCCGATTGAATATATTACATGATCGAATGAGGTATGGTCGAAGTCGTCATATTTTACAACTTTAATATTAGTTTTATTTTCAGGGACCATAAATTTATTGGCCCACTCTAATCCAACTCCTCTTATTCCTGATTCTTGGTAAATTTCTATATTATTATCGTTCATATAAGGCCTTTTAATGTTACTTTTTATAATATTTGTTATTTGCTTACAGGATAACTCATATAAGTTTTTTAAAATAAGTATACCAGAATGAGAATTCCCAAAAACAGCAATCTTTTTATTTTTAATATCCAGTTTTCGTAGTTTTTCTGGATTGAGCGCTATTTCAATGGGTATTTCAGGTATATTATAGTTTAATTTTCTATGGATAGAGCCGTTACACATAACAACTCGGGTGGATGAATAATTATTCAGCTCGCTGTATAAAGTCCAAATATTATTTTTATATTCAATCGAATCTATATAATCAGTAATCATCGTAATATTTTTTATTGAGCGAATATGATTTGATATTATTTCCAATTCTTTACTTAAGCATTTTAATTTAAATATACCATTTTCAATCAAATCGCAAGTTTCAGAAGAACTAGGAGGGAAATTAAGATTTTTATATATCTTCTCTATAAATTTTACTAAAACGGGATATGGTGTATTTGCTGGAACTTCGGGGTATTTGGCTAAATCCCCACCTGTAAAGTTTGTATTATCTATCCATCCTATTTTTTTTTCGGGATATTTATTACGAATAATGCTGACTGAAATAATCCCCGATAAACCACCACCTAATATAATATAATCTAACATATAATACATATACATTAGAAAATAATATTAGAAATTTAATTGACAATAATTTAAATATAGAAAACGGCTTAATTTAAATTTTAATAAATTAAAGATAATATATGTATAATTTATATGGGGCAATATTTTTCATATTTTATAGAAGACGAAATAGAGTTAAATAAATACGGTTGGAAGAGAGACTCCCCTGATTATCGAGATAAGTATATTCATTATAGTAGTCCGTTAGAAGTAGACGATATCGACTTGCGTCATAAAATGCCGGGTATTTACGATCAGCTAAATATTGGAAGTTCTGTTGCAAATAGTGCGGCCGCGGCCTATGAATATAATCAAATCGAAATTGATGACGAACACATATTTATCCCCAGTAGATTATTTATTTATTATAATACACGCAAAATAGAAAATACTATTCTTTATGACGCGGGGTCGCAAATCAGAAACACCATCAAATCATTAAATAAATATGGCATCTGTTCGGAAACGAAATGGTGTTACGATCCCACTATATTAAATATTAAACCCGACGACAGTTGCTATATTCAGATTCCCTCAATTAAATATTTTAGATTAAACCAAAATATTATAACCTTAAAAGCGTGCTTGACAAATAGCGTCCCATTTATTTTCGGATTTAGTGTTTATAGTAATTTTGAAAAAATAGATAAAAACAATAATACCTTATCCATTCCGACGAAAGATGATAAATATTTGGGGGGCCATAGTTGTTTATGCGTTGGATATGATAATTCTAAAAAACATTTTATTGTAAGAAATAGCTTTGGCGTTGAGTGGGGGGATAAAGGGCATTTTAAGTTGAGTTATGATTATATGATTAATAAAAATTTATGCTCGGATTTTTGGATTATCAAGTGTTGATTTTTTAGAAAATGTAAAATGACCCCTGTTACTATTAAAAATATATGTTCTATTAGAATTATTAGAATATATTATTTTATGCCCCAGATATATATGAGTGATATTTATACTTAAAAGATGGCATAATAAAATCAAAAAAGGATCACACGTTCCGCATAAATACCCCTTGTTATAGTTGTTAATATTATAATTTTCGATATGTTCATAATTTTCGGATGATTGTTTTTTACTGAGTGTTGTTTTTTGCCATAAAACTTTAATATTTTGCGTATTTTTTTGCTTTAGTAATTTAATACAATCGGTGAGACTGTTATTTTTAAGTCCTAGTTGTTCGCGGTCGTTCTTACTTAGTGATTTAAAAATTCCTTGCCAAAAGCATGCCATATATTATTTGTATAAATATTTAAAAAGCGTAGAATTAAATAGCGATAATATTAAATATCGGTGAAAATATATTTAATATTTAAGCGTGATTAATATCAAAATATATTATATATACTAATAATAATAATTTATGGCTGGTCATTCTATAAACTTTAATTTAAACGGACAGACTTTACATATAGAAAGCTATGATGAGGTTGATTTACCTACAGATGTGTGTGATGGAGCTCTTGCCTTTAATATTACCACAGGAGAGATAAATTTTTATAAATATTCAGAATGGCATACTCTTATGGGAGGTCTTGGGATACAAGGCAACCCGGGAGCATCGGGGGGGGTGGGTCCAACTGGCGCAACTGGCCCCGACGGACCAAATGGTAGTGCTGGTATTAATGGAGTAGATGGGAATATTGGGCCAACGGGTCCTTCTGGATTAGACGGGGGGACAGGACCAGATGGACCACCTGGAGTAGCTGGTGTCGGTCAAGTAGGTCCTACTGGTCCTACTGGTCAAACTGGAGCTACTGGGGCTACTGGTATGGGTGGCACAGGCACAACTGGGGCTACAGGACCAACAGGAGAAACTGGTCCGACTGGTGCTACTGGTCCAACTGGCACAACTGGACCACAAGGACCCACGGGTACGAGTGGATCGGATGGAAATGAAGGGGGTATTGGCCAAACTGGTCCTGTGGGGAGGCAGGGTCCCCAGGGGAATATAGGAGAAACGGGTCCAACTGGAGAAACGGGTCCAACTGGAGCTACCGGTCCAACTGGGGCTACAGGTCCTACTGGAGAAACTGGTCCAACTGGAGAAACGGGTCCAACTGGGGCAACCGGTGTAACGGGTCCAACTGGAGCTACAGGTCCTACTGGAGAAACTGGTCCAACTGGAGAAACGGGTCCAACTGGGGCAACCGGTGTAACGGGTCCAACTGGAGCTACAGGTCCTACTGGAGAAACGGGTCCAACTGGA